ACAGAAAACCAGCAGTTCTTACAGGTGGATTAAAATGGAAAGCTATAAGCGCTTCTGCTGGAACAGAGCTTATAGAAGCACGTGAACAAATAGTTCATGAGATTGCAAGAGTTTTTAGAATACCAGCACACATGTTGCTTGCAAAAGACGGATCAAATGTATATTCAAATATTGAAAGCAATGGATTGCAGTTTATTCGTCATACACTTCTGCCGTGGATTAGAAGAATAGAGGACGGATTAACAACATTGTTACCAAACAAACAATACGTAAAAATGGACACTGCTGAATTTGCACGTGCAGACCAATTAAGTCGTGTTAGAAGTTTTCAAGTTGCAATTTCTTCTGGAATAATGACACCAAACGAAGCAAGGGCAAAAATGGATTTAGAGCCTTACGCAGGTGGTGACAAATTCTATCTAGGTTTACAAGGTGCAATGGTTGATCCAACTATTGAGCCACTTGGTAAAGATGAACATAGTCCAACAGAAACTTTAACTGAAGTTGAAGAATAATGCCTTACAGTATAGAAGATAACAATCCAGATTGTAACGGATTTGCAGTTGTCAAAGATGATGATAAAAAAATTATGGGTTGTCATGAAACAAAAGAAAAAGCACAAGATCAGATTACTGCGTTAAATATTGCAGAACAAGAATATCAAAGACAATCAATGCCAGAACAAGATCTTTATGAAACAGAAGAAGAAGCACTTGCAAAAGCAAAAGAAATAGGTTGTGTTGGTACACACACACATGAAGTAAATGGCAAGATTATGTATATGCCTTGTGAAAAAATGGAAGATTACACAAAACTTACTGGTGGGGAACATACAGATGAAGATGATCCAACTTTGCAATATAACAATGACGATCAAGAAAAAGAACAACGTCAAGTTGACAGAAAACCACCAAAGTTTATGCAAGAAAATGCACAACGTGGTTTGGATAATTTAGACAAAGCTGGTGACGGTTTAGTTGATGAAACTGTTAGACAAGCAAGAATAATGGCAAAAGGGGATCCATTAAGTATTGACAAAATAGTAAAAATAAGGGCATGGCATGCACGTCACCTTAGCGATCTTGATCGTGAAAAAAGCAATCCCAACGATCCAGATACTTGGAAAGCGTCAGACGTGGCCTTTTTGCTTTGGGGTAGCAACCCATTTACAAATCCTATGGAAGCACACGATTGGGCAGAAAGAAAGATTGCACAACTTATAAACGCTGGCGAATATGAGCCAAGAAAAAAACACAGTGATAGTTCAACACCAGCACCAAAAAAAGATCAAATAAAAGGCAGTAAGAAAAATCCAAAGGG